TGAACAAGGTGAACAAGGTGAACAAGGTGAACAAGGTGAACAAGGTGAACAAGGTGAACAAGGTGAACAAGGTGAACAAGGTGAACAAGGTGAACAAGGTGAACAAGGTGAACAAGGTGAACAAGGTATCACAACTGCCGTAGTTCAAAGCGACTCGAATATCGTAACGCAGCTGGAAACCCTACAAGTTAAATATGATTCGCTCCTGGAAAAGACTGAAAATTTAATCTATTACCTCGATCAATACGCAACAACACTAGAGGATTATTTTTCGATTTTATCCGCACAGATTGATTTGAATACTGAAAACATAGCCGCCATATTAGATTCTACAGCTCCGGCGTCTCCTATATTAGACGGTTATGTCGATGTTTATATGAACTGGGCTACCAGTTACGACAATTTCAATTTACAAATATTGAACAACTTTAATTGTAAAATTGATTCATTACAGCTCAATATTTGGAATGGCGGTATATTCGATTATATATGGGACATACCTTTAGGTGTAACGGTGTTACCTGAATTGGGCGATAATCAGGATGAACTCATATCCGATTATATACGTATACTTTGCGGAGATGTCATTCCTTCCAGAGCCGAATTACAATTTGGTCTCGGCGATGTTGATGGGGACAATACTAATATTATTGTGGATATTTGGGCTGCCGGGAAGTTAACTTCCGCATCGTTTGTAGATGGTGCTGCGCGCGTCTACGCGCGCGAGCGTGGTAAGATAGTTATAAGTTGGCTATCTAATACTGAAGAAGACCTGGCCGGATATAAAATATATTACGGACGAGCATCTCATATTTATACTACGTCTGTAGATGTCGGTTCTGCAACGGGCCATACTTTCGAAGGTTTAGAAAGTAATATTAAATACTATTTTGCTGTTACAGCTTACGATATATGCGGCAACGAAAGTACTTATTCGACAGAATCCTGGATCGTAATAAACTGAGGTTTTTCATATGCAGCCCCGTGAATGGTTTTTTATGAACGCTTGGAGATGGAAGTGTGGCCTACCTCCAATTGAGTATACTTTAAATCATATGCCAGATCTCGATGTCCTAAAAAACCTTCAGTGGGATGAAGCCTTTGAAGTATCCTGCCGGAATCTAATGGAATTTTGGGATGAACAATTCATACGTTACTGTAAACGCCGTATGATACAAGGTGCCTTTAGATACGGTACTCTAGAAAAGAATAAAAATAAAGATGCTTCTGTAGCGTTAAATAATATAAAATATCGATTAGAACGTTTTTGGGCTACTAAAGATTTAACATTACTATGCGATGCGGCTAATTTTGCCTTTATCGCTTTTTATAATTTTAGGCATCAAGGTTACGAAGCAATGCCTGCATTAATACCGAGGATCCATGCAACAAAAACCCGAAGCGTCGCAGCTACTTCCTTTAAAGTCATCGAACTTTTTACAGAACATTTTAACAATACACATAATTTAACGACGCTTTGTCTGATATTTAATTTCTGTATGGTATTGTTTTCAAAATTTAAAGAGGTGCCAGGCTGTACATTCGCAGAGACGAAAACGAAAGAAATTATTTGGTCTTAAATATCTGATAAAATTTTTTGTGGTATTTACTGTATAATAAATTGAACTTAGAAAATAATTTCGGAGGATACGATGTCGAAAAAAGCCGTTATATGTGTAAGTGGTGGTATGGATAGTATGGTTGCTTTAGCTTACGCAGCTTTAAAATACGAACCCGTTATGATGCATATTGACTACGGGCAGTTAACTGAAGCCCGAGAGCGTGAAAGTTTCACCCAACTCGCATCTTGGTATAACGTTCCTGTAAGTAACACACATTTTTTTAAGACGGACGTCCTGCAAAAGATAGGTACATCCTGTCTAACGGATGCGAGTATTGAAGTTCCTAAGGGTGGTATACGGCCTGATACCATTCCAGAATCCTACGTACCCTTTCGTAATGGTATTATTCTATCGATGGCTGCAGCGCTCGCACAGGCAATCGACGCAAATTATATTTACACAGGCTTCGTAGAAGAGGACAGTTCGGGTTATCCAGATTGCCGCGAAGTATTCGTTGAAGCTTTCCAATATGCTATTAAAGAAGGTCTTCGCCCTACTGCCGATGTCAGGATTATGACTCCTGTATTACGTATGACGAAAATGGAAGTCGTTAAAGTTGCGATTACATTGAAAACGCCTCTGCATTTAACCTGGTCATGTTATGAAAAAGAAGATCTTGCATGTGGCGTTTGTGATAGTTGCAGACTTCGTATCAAAGGATTCTCTGAAATGGGTGTTATTGATCCTATCCCTTATGCGCTCAATATAGTCTGGCCGAAAGATTGCAAACCCTATACCAGTGTAGCTCCTAATGCCTAAGTGGCGTCCCAACCAATTCCGGATGGTAATCAAAGGTGATTTTAAAGTATTACTTCCAGAATTTGAAATTCTAGATCCGCACGATCAGTCTATACCCGCGGATTATACAGGTAAGATAATCTTTCTTGCGCTGCTATTAAATGATTGCGTCCCTGATGTATACCTCGAAACTATATCGAAATCATACGCATCTGCAATTAGCCAGTTACGAAAACTTATTCAACCTTATAATATTAAGATTGCACGCGTACGAGGTACTGGTTACAAACTACTTTAAAATGGAGACTTTTCTAATGAAAGACGTACAGGCCGAAATCGATCGTCGAGGTAAACTTATACATAAAGTCGGTGTACGAAATGTTCGTACGTTGGTACGCTTCGACGAATGCCAATTTTGGGCTAATATAAGTTCTTACATAACACTTGAGGATTTTCAACGCGGCGCACATATGTCGAGATTTATAGAAGTCCTGGATAAAGTACCGCAGACTATCGATAAACCCGCGCAGTACCTGCGTGACTATTTGTACGCGTTATGTACTGTACATAATGCAAAAGAAGCCTTTCTTAAAGTACGCACTTCATTACCCCTTTGTACAATCTCACCTGTGTCGAATAAGACCTCTCTTAGACATATTCCTTGTGAGTTAGAAGGGGAAAAGCATTTAGCTGGCTACAAATGTTTCGTACGTATTAAGATGTTCGTAACTTCCCTTTGCCCATGTAGCAAAGATATTTCTGAGTACGGAGCACATAACCAACGTGCAATGATTGATGTACGCGTGCAAATTAAAAATGATATAGATCTAAGCGACTTCATGTATCGTTTAAGTATGTTAGGAAGCTCTCCTATTCATGAGCTGCTTAAACGCCCTGATGAGAAGTTTGTAACGGAAGCCGCTTTTGAAAATCCTAAATTCTGTGAAGATATCGCACGCGATGTATCCCTCGAAGTAGACAAGATGAGAAATATCACCGACTACAGTGTCGTTGTAGAAAGTGAGGAAAGTATTCACGATCATAATGCTCTCGCGATTATCGACCATTTTAAATTCGCTTAACTTTTATATTAAATTTGTGTATAATATAATAGGTAACAAAAAATATTTAAAGGAATATATATGCGGGCAATACGTAATTTATTTTTCAACTTTATACAACAACAGTTAGATACAACTATAACCGTAAAATTTAAAAAACTTGCTGACGCGGCTATCATACCTCGTAGAGCATTAGACTCCGATGCCGCCTTTGATTTATTTACATATCAAAAAGTAGTGATACCTCCCAAAACTATGCAATTAATAAACGTGGGCATAGCTGTAGAACCTCCTCATTGGTTATGTTGGACGTTACGCTCAAGAGGTTCGATGCATCTTTATGGAATTTGGGCGTATCCTGGAATGGGAGATAGCAATTATCGCGGAGATATAGGTATTAACCTTTGGAATACCACGAGTAAGCCTTTAATTTATAACAGAGGTGAGCGTGTAGGTCAAATTCAATTTATGTTACGACCTAATATCATATTGCAAGAGGTACAAGAACTTGAAGACAGCGAGAGGGGTGCCAAAGGATTCGGAAGTACTGGACGTTGAACCCTTTGATATACGAAAATTCTGTGTAGCATGCCCCTATAAAGGTAATAAAGCTCTCCCTATGGAGGTAAGTCCTTCTGCAAAGGTGTTGCTTATAGGTGAAGCTCCCGCGCGTGAGGAAATGGAAGGCGACCGTAATTTCATAGGTGCTTCAGGACGCTTACTTACGCGATATCTACGTGCGGTAAGACATCATCGAAGAGATGTACATATAGGTAATATTATAAGATGTAAACTCCCAGATAATTTATCCCGAACACAAAAAGATTCTTTAATAGTAAAACTATCACGACCTTGTGGACGTTACGTATTATGGGACGCTTTAAAATTAAAACCTAAAATTATCGTTTTACTAGGTAAACCCGCCACACATTATTTTGTTAAAGGAAAGCCTTCCATAGTATCAGTACGTGGAAGGATCTTTTATTCGGAACTAGCTAAAACGCATATTATATGTACATACCATCCTGCAGCGGTTATGCGTGATTGGTCTTATGAAAAGTTAATCATCCGCGACTTAGAAAAAGCTTTTGCGTTTATTGATAACCCCGATGTATCTATAAAACCTACGCAATATAAAATAGCCAGAGATTTAGAAGAGTCTTTAAGCATATGTGAGTATTTACGTAACCAGGATGAAATTGTCTTCGATGTTGAAACAAATGCTTTAGACTGGAATACTCCAGAGGGAGAAGTTCTTAGCTGGGGTTTTTCATCTAAACCTTTTACGGGTATAACCATACCATTTACATCTATTCATAGTACACCCCTTACAAAAAAAGGGCAGATAAAACTAATCGCTGAAGGTATTAAACCTTTGCTAGAAAGCTCGAATAAAAAGATAGGTCAGAATATAGGATTTGATTGTCATTGGGCTCTCAACTACGGTATAAATGTAGATAATATTTCTTTTGATACAATGCTAGCGCATCATTTGATCGATGAAAATATGCCTCTTAATCTCGACACCCTAGCAGATTTTTATACTGATATGGGTACATACGCTGATGAATTATACGCGCATTTGCCTAATAAAAAAACTAGCTATAATGTAGTTCCAGATGAGGTACTTTGGAATTACGGTGCCAAAGATTGCGATGCGGAGTTTCGTATAAAAGAAATCTTCGAAGAAAAACTTGATCAGGAAGGTGTACGTTGGGTATTTAAAAATATTAGCGTACCTATGATATCCGTAATAAATCGTATAGAGCGCCGCGGTGTATACGTTGATCGCAACGGCTTTGAAAAAGCCGATGCGGAGGCTGGCAAAGAACTAAATCGCCTACGTAACGAAATGCTAGTATACTCAGGTATGGGAGAAGATTTTAATCCCAATTCCACGCAGCAGATACAAAAGATATTATTCGAGGCACTCAAGTTAGCTCCCGGGCGTAAAATTAAAACTGGTTATTCTACAGACGATAAAGTTTTGGAACAACTCGAGGGGCAACATAAATTTGTTGATCTATTACGCCTCTATCGAAAGGTAGCCAAATTTAAAGGTACTTATTTAGATGGTACCAAAGAAGGTAAAGAAGCAGGCCTAATGCGTCGAATAGGCCCGGATGGTCGTATTCATACTTCATATAAAATACCTGGTACAGGTACTGGACGTTTATCCTCGAGTGACCCCAATCTTCAAAACGTTCCTCGAGGAGACACTTTCAGACCTTTATTTAAAGCAGCTCCAGGTTATAAATTCGTCATAGCGGATTTTGAAAGGGGTGAGTTATATGCTGCAGCGCATTTGAGCCGTGACTCGCAATTAAAAAAGGCGTTACAGCAAGATGTGCATAGACTTTTAGCAGCTAAGATGTTTAATAAACGTCCTGAAGATGTTACGAAAGAGGAACGTATCGATGCGAAGACAGTTATATTTGGTATTCAATATGGTCGTGGACCCGATTCAATCGCGAAACAATTGAAAATAAGTAGACATGAAGCTGTAAAGTATATCGTACAATTTTTTGATAGTTACCCGCAATTAGAAGCCTGGATAAAACGTCAGCATGAACAAACAAAACGCTATGGATTCGTGCGCGATCTTTTTGGACGCAAACGTCATCTATACGGAATATTTTCAGTACAGAATACTTATGTGTTTGGAGAGATGCTTCGACAAGCACAGAACATGCCTGTTCAAGGTTCGTTAGCTGACGCGGGACATTTAGCAACTATCGAATTTGATAATCGCCTACAAGAGGAAAATCTAGATGCGGGACTTGTACTTTTAATTCATGATGAAATTGTTGTTGAGTCCCGAGAAGATCTAGTCCCGCAAGTATCTACCTTGATAAAAGACTGTTTTGAAAAACCTCGTAAAGGTTTACAGATACCAGTAGAAATTCTCGTAGGTGACAATTGGGGTGCGAAATGAAAAAGCTTGATGATGTCGATTTTGAAGACCAGCCGGATATAGAAAACTTTCTAAGTCAATACATCTGTCCTTATAAACACGTAGGAGATGTACGCCATGTTTTAAATATTGCAGCATGGCAAGTTCGTGGAGAAGACGGATCTAATGCGTTAAAAGGACACGCTCTACACGTATTTTGTAATTGCGGTTTCGCGAGCGCGAAAGTATTCGAGCCTATCGGTGAAAATCGTACGCGGGAAGCAATCGACGTTTTTTTAAACGGAGCACTTTTTTTAGGATAACAAAATGTCTATAAAAATCTGTTTTGTGGGTGCACATGGAACTGGTAAAACTACTCTAGCCTTTGAAGTACATAAATGGCTCGAGCGTGAAAAGCGTATACCTTGTAAATTGTTTTGTGAGAGTACCGATAAAGCGGTTAAGGATATCCCCAAGTACGACCCATTTTATGAAAGTATACTTATTCAACGGCGCAAAGAACTTTTTATGCAGCATGAAAATTTTATTTCGGATAGATCCCTTATAGATCCATTAGGTTATCAATTTGTTAAAAAAGAATGCTTTCATCCTGGTACGTATAAAATAGCTTTAGAAGCAACACGTAAAGACGCACATATACTATTCTATATTCCTATTGCAATACCTTTAAAAGGCGAAGGCCACCGTCCGAAGGATGTTAAATATCAGCTAAGCGTAGCCAAGGCTATCAAACATGTTTTACATCAAGAACAATTAGTAATATATGAAATAACCCGCGTCGATTTAGTAGAACGCTTAGAATTTGTAAAGCATATATTAGCCAAACGCATCCAAATCTTTGGAGGATCTAATGATAAGTAGTGTTAAAATGTTTCATACAGCACCCGTTGCCCTCATGCCGCAGTTAGAAGACCATCAAGACTTTTTATTCATCGAAGCGGCTATGGCTTTGGAGAATAAAAAATATTTTGATTATATACTGCGGCTACGTACGTTGCATCCCAATATGTATATCATTATGGATAACTCTGCGTACTTACTGGGTAAGCCCATGCCCGAAAAAGATTTTATGCGTGCCTATGAATTTTTCTCGCCTGACTGCATCGTAGTGTTAGACCATCCCTATCAACGCGAGAAAACCCTTGATCTCACAGAAGCTTTTATTAAAAAGTATCATGGACGTATCAAAGCTAAATTTATGGGTGTACCTCAAGGAAGTACCTTTGCGGAGTATATGCTGTGTTTTCAACTTATGAAACGCTACAACGAACTTAGCGTAATCGGCATCAATATGTTTATGGATTGGGAACATCCAGATTTAAGTAAGCTGGAAAAAACCGATCGTGTATGCCGCTTTCGTTCTACAGTTATGTTAAATATAAACGCCTCACTCACAGAACATAATAAACTTAAAGAGGGTAGCTTTAAAGCTATACATCTCCTAGGACTTACATTAGGACGAGAACTTGCTTTTGCTACGAATCAACATATGACTTTAATAAGGTCATGCGATAGTTCTTCAGCGTTCATACACGGTTATCAAGGTATACGTTACGGTAAGGAAGGTCTCGTCAAGAAAGACTGGGAGCACAAAATGGATTTCGCCATTCAAAAAATTAGCGGTAAACAACTGACTAATATATTACATAATGTAGCAGTCATTAATACAATGAAGGATTTCTAATGTCATACTATAAAGATCAAATTCTTGAAGAACTGGTGCAGGTAAAGCGTCCAGATATACCTGAATTAATTAAGTACCTTGAAGAAAGTGACTTCTTCACCGCACCAGCCTCAACACGATATCACGATTCGGAACCTGGAGGTTTGGCATACCATAGCTGGACTGTTTTCAGATTGTTCAAGCATAAAAATGGTATTTATAAACTCGACCTACCTGGGGATACTATCCGTATAGCAGGATTATTACACGACGCATGTAAAATAAATTATTACAAAATGGGTAAAAAGTGGTACAAGGACGAATCCACGAATTGGAAGTGGGCTCAACAAGACGTATGGCAAGTAGAAGATCAATTCCCAGTAGGCCACGGAGAAAAATCCGTTATTGTACTACAGAAATATATTGCGCTTACTGAGGTAGAAATTTTATTGATCCGTTGGCATATGTCTTCGTTTGATGCTGCTACACATTTCTACCCACATAAATTTGCTTTTAATGATGCCTTAGAAAAATGTCCCGGTATAGTAGCTTTAGCTTCGGCTGATTGGGAATCGAGAATAGTACCTGAGGAAGGGGCTTCGAATGGATGAGTTTCAAGGCTTACACAGCGGGCTATTTCGATGGCGAGGGCTCCATTCAGATTACAGTAGATTATACATTACGTATTTCGATAGGGAATACGTGCCTATCTACAATAAAGTGGCTACATTCAATCTGGGGCGGGAATCTTTATGAATTTCGAGCTCCCACTTCAAAAAGAAGGGTTTTACGTTTGAATTTAAGCGGTAGCGCAGCTGCAAACTTTTTATATGAGATATTACCCTATTTACACGATAAAAAGCGCCGAGCATTATTAGTATTGAGTTTTTACAGGTATAAAAGGTTGTATAAACTTGGTAGAGGAAGCAGAAGTCCTAGAGACAAAAAAATACTTAAACGTCGTGAAGCTTATAAAAAGTCTTTAAGCGTTTTAAATCATAGGTAAAAACCTTTCGGAAAATACATAATAAAGGCTCTCGATTAAATTTTAATTTTAAATTTTGTATAATTATATAGAGAATAATCTTACTGTAACGAAGGAGGTTTTGAAAATGGCCGTGAATAAGTATGGTGTCGATATCGACGATCTCAGACAAGAGATGAAAGATATCGAGAGACGATCTGCGCGGGGTCCTTATTGGACGCCTCAAGTAGGTAAGAACGTTGTACGTGTTCTACCCGCCTCAGCGGAGGGGAAACCTTTCTATCACAAGGTGTGGGGACATTGGGTGCGTTCGAAAAGCACTTCTTTTCCATGCCTCAGTAAAATGAAGGGCGAGAAATGCGCCCTTTGCGAGGAGGTAGATAGGCTCCGCGAAGCTGGCGATCGTAAAAAGGCTAGCGGACTTAACGCATCCGCGCGTTACTACCTGCAGCTTGTTGATCGTAAGGCTCCCGAAAACGGAGTGCAAATTTTCAATACCGGTGCGACGGTATTCAAGGGTATTGTCGCTCTCCTCGATGACGAGGATTGGGGTCCAGGTTTGCTGGACATAAAGACGGGTTACGACATCGTTATCGAGCGCGTCGGAGAAGGTCTCGATACCACGTATCCATCCATTCGGGCTCGGAAAGATCCTTCACCATCAGAAATTTCTATCGAGGCCCTCCTCAATCTCGAAGATATCATCGATTACTATACCTACGATGAAATGCACGCTGTTGTCGCGGGTGAAGCTACCTCGTCGGCCCCTGCAGAGGCTCCACCCATTGAGGCTTCATCCGATACAGAAAGCAACGAGAAATCGCCGCCGGCGAAAAAGGGAAAGCCGGAGTGTTACAAGAAGTACAATCCTGATGACGAAAAATGTAAAGCCTGTGAGTACAATTTCGATTGCGAAATCGATACACCGGCCTCTTAATATGGTGAGTACCATCAGTAAGCTAGCCGGAAGTATATTGCTTCTATACGCGGTTTATTACGCTTTTACTAATCTATTCGGGATACTTCCTCCCCCAGCGGATCGCTGTAAACGTAGCATCTGGGAGATAGCGAATTGGACAATGGCTTTCGTGCGAACAACTTTAATTGCTTGTATCGGACTTATACTTTTACATTTGATATAAGGAGGTAATTTCATGATCGGCAGGAAGAGAGAGGAAGAGGTAGCAAAGGTAGCAGAGGACGCACGTGATACGGATGTGGTGGAAACAGAAACGCAGCCCGAGCCTCCCGCACGCACTGCCTCTGAAGATGTGCGTATCATTCAAGAAATGCTTAAACAACTTTTGCCCACAGCGCAGGAAGATCCTGTATCTATCAGCCGTATTCCTGAGCACTGCGCGGCAATTATGTCAGCAGCTTTGAACCTTGAATGGTTCGGACATACTGGAGGTAAGCAACCTCCGGGCAAGGAGCACGCTACGAATGTTATCGCTGTACGCATTTTCAATCTGGATATGACGCTCGCGGAATTTTTCGAGAAGGTACGGGGAATCTTACAGCGCGTCGAAAAATAATCAGCAACCTCCTGGTGTCAGTACGCCGCTTATATGTATTTATACGCTCTCATAGGCGGCGTACTTTTTAACTCTAAAAGTTTCATCTACTCCTGAAGTTCTTAGCCTAAAAGACTTTAAAAGATGGTTTACAAAGTTAAATCTCGATATTTAAAGTTTAATGGGTATATTTTAGAATCTTACGTAATAACATTAATAGTAATAGGGACAAAGTAAATTACTTTGTATGTACTTGGTAAAATAATACAATTTTTAAGTAGATTTGAAAAAAGGTTGTGCTTGTGAAAATACCCAGAACAAAAATTGTGAATCCTTCCGTATTCTTTGGGTTGGACATTATGGTGCGCAATGCTGGTATCGTGGGTATTAATGCTGAAGGCGATAAGGTCATATCCGAGATATGGGACTGTCCTCTTAAAGGTATTAAACGCGTAAATTTTTACTACGAACGCTTCTTAGAACTTATTTCGCAATATCCAAATGCTTATTATGGCCTAGAAGATTACGCTTATGGCAAAGGGGGGAAAAATTCACGTTCAGTTTTTACCATAGGTGAAATCACTGGTGTATATAAAATGCATTTATACAGAACACGCATGCCTTTATTTATATTTGGTATAGGACAAATCAAGAAATTTTTTACTAGTAGCGGAAATGCCCCCAAAGAAGATATGATTGATAAAGCTTTAGACATGATCGATTGGATACCAACACCCAAATTAAAAAAAGATATTAATCCTATTTCTCATATAGCAGATGCTTATGCAATCTCACTTATGACACGCTACTATGCATGTGGTAGTACCTCGACTCTAGAAGCGGCACAAATAAGTTGGTTGGAGGCGCACAATGCCGGAGAGTTTAATATTCGGTAACGAATTTAAATTAACTCTTCTGGCCCTTATTCTTAAGGATAAAAATGTAGTTACTAAATTAAGACATTTGAAAGATTTATCTCATGTATTTGAGGATGATCTTTCGAAGGCGTGTGTAGATATAATATTTGCTTTTTATAAGGAATATGATAATTTACCTACGCAAGAGCAACTACTATTTGAACTTGAGAAAAGAGGCCACGTTCAAGTACAAAAGGCAATTCAAGCAGCCCTTAATGTAGAAGTAGAAAACCCTGATTGGTATACCCAACAAGTATACGAATTTATACAGCAACAAAATTTTAAAAATAACCTCGTTAAAGCTGCCTCGGCCCTTGAAAAGGGAGATTTCGATAAGGCCACTTCGATAATCCAAGCTACCTCAAAATTATCACGTTCCAGTTCAAATTCAGGTTTAAATTTATTCGCTTCTATTGGAGAGCCTTACACTGAAGATGTACGTAAGGTAGCTACTTCTATCGAACCTCTTGATGAAGCTTTAGGCGGTGGTTTAGGCCTCGGTGAGCTAGGTCTTATAATGGCTCCTCCAGGCGTAGGTAAAAGTATGATGTTATGCTATTTAGGGAAGCAAGCAGTTTTACATAACTATAAGGTAGCACACTTTACATTCGAACTCTCTGCGGAGCGAACTCGCATGAGGTACGAAGCGAGTCTATCCGAAATTCCTATAAATGAATTGCGTATACGTTTTGAAGAAAAGTGTAAACGTATACATAAACTCAATTCTGACAACAAATTTGATAATAGTATTTACATAGTCGAATATCCAACTAAAACTTGCCCCATTGCTAAAATACAAACGCATCTTGATATGCTAGCCGACCAAGATTTTGTACCCGATTTAGTCATTGTCGATTATCTAGATCTTATTATGTGGGATCGAAGTATGGACAAACGCGATGGCTTAGGTGCAAATACGGAAGGCCTTCGTATGATCGCCGCAGAAAGAAAAATTCCGGTATGGAGTGCCACACAAACGAATAGAACTGCGGTGGATAAAATTATTTATGGGATGGAAAATGTTTCAGAATCCTTCGAAAAAGTAATGATTACAGATGTCATTATAACTATATGCCAAACAGAGGATGAGCATAAAAATAATACATGGCGTTTATTTGTTGCGAAGAATCGTAATAATAGGAAGGGTCAAGAAATAGAAAGTGAATACGATTTTGCTACTATGAATTTAGACATACGCAGTAGCGCATTAAATGCTGGAGGTTAAACATGATAAGTTTACCGGAAAGCATTTTTGATATAACTAATGATATACGCATAAATACTTATACGGCTGATACAAAAGTTGAGGCTTATCTACGGTCAAAACTTAATATAATCGAAATACCTAGTGCGGAGAGTTGTACATTAGCTAATATACCTATAGGTCTCACAAAAGAAGTATCTATAAAAACTGATATGAGCACGTATAGACGCGAAGAAATATTTTATATAGGTGAGCATGTAATTATGCAAACGCTTCTTACTATCGATAACGAGGGACGTATTACGTTAGACATAAGAGATTGAGATGTCCTATTTTAACATCGAAAAATTCGTAGAAACTAGTGAGTCTATCGAAAGACGCTCCAACGCAAATGAAATGTGTTTCACATGCCCTTTTTGTGAGGCGGATGGTAAATTTTATGTAAACCGTTCAACATTAAAATATTTCTGTCAAGTATGTAATTCCGGGGGAGGGCCTCGAAAAGACCTTAGCAATAACATACGTCTGGTGCCTCCAGCCACGCTACAGTTAATTCGAGTCCCTCCCGGATATATAGAGCTGATGCCCCAGCCAAAAAATATATTTCATTCTTTAATACGTGAAAAGCCTCTTATTAGAAATCTCTTGCGGGATAAAAATTTTCGTTGGGAAGACTTGCAAGGTTGGGAATTAGGCTATTGTACGCATGGGGCTTTCGAAGACCGTCTTGTTATACTTGTACATTTTAACGGACGTTTAGTAGCGTTACAGGCACGTACTTTAAATAATGCAAAACCCAAATACAAGAACCGCGCGGGTTCAGGTGTTTATGCTCAAATTTTTTATAATTGGGACCGGGCTAAACATTATAATCATATCGTAATTGTAGAAGGGCTTTTCGACGCGATGCGCGTCGGTTTCAATGCAATCGCGACAATGGGTACTGCTTTATCGACATATAGAGTAGACCTTATCAATCGCTTACATCCAAAACGTATTACGCTTGTATTCGATCCAGATCGCGCAGGCAAACGCGGTATGTATCAAGCCTCACGTAAAATATTTCCTACCATAGACGTTTGCAACGTTACTCTCCCAAAAGAAAAGGACCCCGCTGATATGAATCGCGAGGTCCTTCTAAAACTAATCGCTGAAGCTCAAAAGGTTACGTTAGCACAACTCTTTTAGGCCCCATCTTCCAGAACTGCATCGACATCTCCCAGAACTTCATCGACGACTTCGAACAGCTCATCAATGAGCTTATCGTCATAAGGTGTCGGCGATTTTGCGACGGCGTCACGGAGTTCAGCTTCGAATTCGTTCACCGCAAAGGACATGATCCGCACGATCCGGACGACGGTTGCATTCTCTGCACCGGTATTGTACAGCATCAGGAGAACGTTGGAGATGTAGCCCATAACCATCAAAAAAACCGGATTCAGACCGGATGAGGCGACTGCGGTGAACTTCGCTGCCAGGATTTTGAATTTCTCATTCATGATGTTACTCCTTTTTTTGAATTCTTGCCTTATGGCATTAAGAGGCTACTACGCCTCTATAATTCTATTAAGAATAGGTACTTCTAAAAGTTTTGGATGATATATTTTGTGCCCGTACAGTCCATCTTCACCGCGACAATCTCCATGGTCGGCGAATACAAAAATATGTATAGGTTTCGGTAACAGTGACAATAATTTTGGAAAATGGCTATCTACATAGTGTATTGCGGGCATCTGACCTCTGAATGAATAGGGCATATGTGTATCCGAAATATTTATAAAGAAGAATAATTTTTCTTTCTTAGGTAACAATAAACCTTCCATGTACGCTAATTGGTTCTCAAATGCTCCGGAAACTTTTTCGGAGAAATCCGTTTGCCAATGAATTCCATCTTTAAAAAATTGTCGCCAAATTTCTCGCGATAAACACGCACGAGTATCAAACCAACTAACCCCGCCTATACCGACGGTTTCGTAGCCTAAGCTTTCTAAAGCTTTCACAAAATTAACATCATCATGTATACGATAATGATGTCGTATGCCCAAACCTGGATGGTGTGTACGCACGTTAAATACTTGAAACCAACGCTCGGTTTTATAATTATAGATTCCGGGCTTCGTACTTTGCGGAAGCCATGCGTTATGAAATAATGCAAGATGTACAGGTAGCGTAAACCATCCACAAGACCATGCTTGCGTAAATTTACCTAATTTATCTATATTAGGCGTTAACGCTTTATATGCGATATCGTAACGAAGAGAGTCCAATACAATAAAAGCGATATTTATAGGCTCTTTACGTAGATCTACGTTATAACGCATCCCGCACTCTTTTCTTTTCGCGCAAACATTTATCCAAGGCAGTCCCAGATGCTCCGAGTACTGTGAGGCCGAAGCCTACCCAAAAACTATCCGCTTTAATACCCGCTAACACTGCCGCGGGTATTTGCGGGATAAATGCACGCAAGAATCTTCGCAAGACCGATATTTTAGCATAGCGAGGTAAAGGCGTTCGAACTGTTTTGTCGAACGCCTTTATACGCTGTAGCGTTTTACTTTCGGCCACTACCTTGACCCGTTTTACGCGTAGTAGGACATCCACCGCGTCCTTGATTGGCTCGTGTACCTTTACCCGAACCGTCCCGTTTCGGAACACTTTTTGTCGCCACCGTAGTTATCTCCCTATTTTTACATTATGATATCGTATTCATTATTTTATTGTAAAACTCTTTTATAGTGGTAGCGTTCCAGATATAGAATCTACCTTTAAAATTTAACATCGCCTTGGGCTTCTTAGAGTTCAAATAGCTGGGTATAGATACATGTATAAATCTTGTACGATAATCATCTGTTATATATAATATAACTTGATGCCAGTTATGTTGAAGATGCACTTCGATAAAATCGAATGCTTGTATTAGCAAGTTATTATTATACGTGGGATCTAAAAAACCCCAATCAGCAGCCTCGCATAAAACATGCTGTGAAGTTTTACTACCTCCGATTTTAGTATTTAACTCTTGAGAACGTTTTCCGGACGTAATAGCCATAGGACATTGAAATTTATCACGTACAGGTTGTAGGAGTAGCTTGGCGATGAAAAAACTCTTATACTTTTCAAGGGCATCGAAAGTAATCTGCGAGGCTAGCTCTGGATATTGTTCTGACGCCGCGAACTCGTCTAAATAGAAATTATCCGTAAGCTTAATAGGTTTTACGCGGGCTTCTTTTGACATCGTAATGCTCCTTCCAAATACGCATAAATTATCTTTCAATAGCAAATACATCATAGCGCATGACATATCCGTAAGCCTTGGCTGTTTCATCGTATAATTGCTGCGCGGTTAATCTAATAGTTAGCACAGCGAACATCTCAATCGCTTCGATACGAGCGTTAGCCAATTGAGTTTCCAAAGTATTTAAGATTTTGCTGGCTTCATCATAACCATCGGTCGACCAACCCCATATTTGTAAAGTTCCATCGAAAGTTTCTTTCGTACGACCTACGGCATGCCCCTGTAAAACTTCCAAGTTCGCGCAGGGGTATACAGGATTGGATACCTTCGCGAGCTCAGACGGATAAAAACGATCCTCAATTAAATCGCGTACTGCTTGCGCGTCGAGTCCGTAGTAGCGTACTGCATTATACAATTTGCGAACGTCCATTAGAAAGCTCCTGTAAGAAAACCTACGAGGATGAGTCCTCCAAGTGTGCCAGCCCCGATCCCAACACCCGTCCAGAATTTGGACTTAGGCTTGGGAATCTTCTCAAAATATTCTTTAATAAGATTTTCTTTATGGGGCGTTATACTTAAATTATTCTCAAAATACTTTGCGGGCATAAATCCGTAGGCTTTTACAACGGATTCTACATCCACCAAAGATCTACCCTCAGTGCCTAGTAATACCTCACGAAATGTTTTTTGCGATACTATAAGTTCCGTGGGAGATACCTCAGATGGTACAAACGTAGTATCAGGACCAATCTTCGCTGGAAGTTCTTCAACATCGCTTTCCAACTCCCCAATACGTTCGATTAACTCGGCCATTTCTACTTTCCACGTTGTATCAGGAGGTACGGGAGCGAATCGTACAAGAACTTCATCGGGGATATGATCCCAAACGGGCTTTTCAACGATAACCTCAATCTTTCGAGGTTTGACAAAGTATAAAACCGTGAAAAATGATAATACAATTAAAAGTACCGTATAAATTATAGTAGACCATTTCATTTTATTTTACCTCCTACACGCTTAAAGGTTTACTTTCTAACAAGAATATAGGTTTGAATATCATCTTACCCACATGACCTGCATAAACGTCTCCGAAATATTTTTGCTCAAATCTTCTATCCCATTTAACCGCCACCCAGTATTCATAATCGTAATGTGGTTGCAACCATACAAAAGCCGCTTCGGATAAAAGTAATCTATAATACTCAGTCTGAGCATCGAGATAATCATATTCCAATACGAAATTAGGTGCCCAACCTTTAACGTATTCTTTTAAAGTACCATCTACAAGACGCGCTGAAGACATAATATCTTCATCGTAGATAGGCTCATTTTTATTCGGATTATATGGAAATTCCGAATATAAATCTGTCGTAATACTTCTACAGGAAACTTTATCTATATAAGTATCATTCGCGTAACTGCCTCCAGCCACCGCAAAAATATCGACATTAAATGCTTGTAAAGTAGACGTCGTAAAAGCAAAGACTCCGAAAAAATGTTTATAGTCTGCCGTAATAACTTTCGTCTGCGCTGCAAGGGATTCATCTACAGCGGATATTAATACACTACAAGTTGCAGCAGCAGCACCCTTAACATAGAAAGATAACGCATAAGATCTTCCAGCCAACGCCGAAGATTCCTGTATTGCATATCGAGCTCTAGAACGCGATACTTGCGCTCCAGCGTCTACGATTTTACATGAATAATCTCCCCAGAAAGTATCAGAGTCTAATACACGCGAAATTTTACTTGCGCTAGGCGAACCAGCCCATCCATTAGTATTAGCCTCAAAACTTTGATTGGCAATAAGTTCAGAGCCGCAAATAAGAAATCGTGGGCGGCCTGACCCTCCGAGAACTGTCGACCAGTTAAGACTCATGACTTTCCAATCCTTTTATACTGAGTTTGCCTGTTTTAGATGATAATCTTAATTCTGCAAGTACCCATTTACGGTCTCTATTTAAAGGATAAAAACGTGTCGGGTATAACAATTGTACTATATCAAATGGATCTAAAAAGGGTGCAAAAGGTAATACCTGAGTTAAAGCTTTTCGTTCGCGTCCAAATTTACATAAAAGCATATCAGCAGCATGCCCCGATAAATTCTGTATCTGTATAAAAGGATTACTATCTAATGCAAGGGTCCTTTGTTCACCCCTCGCAACACCTCGTATTGTTTCACCGCTCTCATTTTCAAATGCCCAACTTACGGTAACTTTATCGTAACAATGCTCCCAACGCTTAGGTACTGGACCCGGCTCAGCATAGGCAGCAATACCCATCGTAGGATCTATTGTAAAAGGTTTGTCAATAGTACCTCGACCCTCCCATACATAATAAGTAGCTATTACAGGGTCGGCTTCTGTACCAGAGGCATCCGTTCCTCTAAAAACTACAATGAATGGATCTGAAGGTATAGAATCTACTAATGTAAGAGTTATAAGAACATCTCGTATTGTACCCGTTAAAGTTAAGGTAGCGTTTACATCCGTAGGATTAGCTTGTGTATAAACAAATCCAAAAGCTTCTACTTGTATAGAGGCCCAATCGACGTCAATATATGTTATCGGATTGTATTTTAAATGTATAGATACAGATGTTAAATTACTTAACGTTTGATCCGTAGTGGGTAAGAGATCCTCAAAATAAGGTCTGCCTTGTATGTAAGGTTTAGTTGTTAAACCTCCATAGGCACCTATATCATGCATAGGACCGAGTTTACCCATATAAAACTCAGAGTAGGGACTTAACCGATCATCGTATCTATCCGGACTACCTATGTTAATCAGCTTAGAATCCCCAGACTCTAAATAGCCGAAACCCATTTGAATAAGCTTTTCATACAAATCATCCCATGCAAGTTCGTGCGTAGTCACCAATATAAAACCTAATGCGGTCCATGCTATATATGGAAAAGTAGCGTTAAATTCATGAAAAGGTCCGTAGGATAATTGCGTAATCGTATTAATCCAGTTAGAATCTTTAGATAAATCTTTATGCAGTATATGTAAAGGCGTTTTATACAAAGGAACATCACGCCCATCAAGAAAATCGTCTCTACGTGTATAACCATCATCATAATCCCACGTAGATGAATACCAGTTACCTCCTTGCTTCCACTTCAAAAAAGGTCTATTCACGCCTAGCATCGAATTAGGAATTACCGTGACGGCTCCAACATAAACGTGTTTATACTTAAAGGGATTGATTGCTACGTCAACATCTTTAAGCATAAATACATAAGGGCCTTGATGAGAACCTCCTTCACCGCTACTCCACGTATAATATCCAAAAGCTAAGCGATTCATCCCGTACGCCGCATATACGACTCCAGAACCTACTGACCATCCTTCAGTACTAATTCCATACAAACGTTGCGTTATACCTTCACTAGCCCACATGCGTGTTTCATGTGTAGTAGTATTAGATTCAGTAGCCGAGGCTCCTGAATCTTCATAATGGCGCGGTGTAGGACAATCCTCGAAATTGCAATAACTAAACGTAAGTTTTTGATTTGTTAGTAAATAGGATATGTATTCATTAATAGTTTGAAATGCACAATCATTTACGATGTGTTGCCCGGAGTTGGATTGTATTCTTATCACAATATTAAGCTGTGCGAAGGTACAATTACGTATTAAAATACCTTGTGAGCCTACCACATCACAATTTATTCCTATAGGCCAGTTACCGCTATAATCGTTACGTCCGGGTCCTATAATAGCAACTTGTTCTAATTGTACGCCTAAAGCATTTTTATAATAAATAAGGGGTCTATAAGTTTTACCTACGGGCTGAGCATTTACACCCCAATATCTAAATACGATACGTTTTATATGTAAAAGAGCACTCGCGTTATCTACTTCGATAATTTGATGCGCCCTATATACATGACCTATTTCTACAACAGGCAACGAGCCTTGTGCATCGACACGACCTTCAATAAGCAAACTTTTATTACATGGAATCCCCGTAGTAGTATCAGGTACTGATATTATATGAGTACCCGGCATTACGATAATTGTATCACCATCGTTCGCGGATATTATAACGGCGCCTAAATCGTCACCGGTATAAGGATATACGTAATGCGTAGCCATTATAAATGTAGATCCTTTATTTTTATAGTGTTATCTTCGTGCACACGCATATGCATTCCGAGGGGCGCACATAAATGTTCGAACATCTCGCGCCCATTCATATCAGACAGATCTGCATACTGAATACGCGGATAAAATGTACTGCTTATCTGAAAAATATTACCCTTATGAGG